CCCAGCGGAAGCAGCAGATACAGCTGTTTCAACAGGTGGTGGTGATTTCCCAGGAACTGAAGGTGGAGGTGGTGAAACTGAAGCTGGAGGTGAAGAAGCTGGAGGTGGTGAAGAAATTGATGTTACTATTGATGACGAAGTAGACGTAGAAGTATAATGGACGTTTTAGATATATTTTTTAAAAAATTCTCTTATAAATTCGATAAGGGATATCCTGATATGAATAATGATCAGGATATTTTGTTGTTGGAGGTATTATTAAGTAATGTATTGGAAGAAAAATTTAGTTTAGAAGAAGCAGATATGGTTGGTTCTGCTACTGGTTTTTCTGGTACTTTAGGTACTTGGGAAAAATATATTGAAAATGCTTGGAATGGACATGAAAAAGGAATTACATTGTATAAATCCTTAAAAAACCAAAATTTATTCCAAGGAACAAAAGATAATATTGAATCTGTAGATGTTAAAATTAACATTGGAGATGAATTTACTATCGATTCTGATGATAAAGCTGACTTAGCTAAAAAAGGTGCTTCTTATTATGCTCCTATTACGTTTAAGAATGAACAATATTTTATTCCTTTAAATGCAATATTAAAACCTACAGGAAAAAATGTAGAAAAATTTGACCCAGATTTAAATGAAAAGAAAACAGACCCCGGAGTTTATCACCCATTTGTACCAGGACACCCACAAGAATCATATATAGCTAATTTATTCATAGAACAAACATCCCCAGATTGGGAATTTGAATATAAAGGAAAACCCCTAAAAGTAACATATTTAGGTGACCCTAATTATGAAGGTGTTGGTTATCCTAAAAATGATTTACAAATTAACACGTCTCCTTCTCCTGAAGGTTTAGAATCACCTATGAAAATTAGTTTAAAAGCGGACAATGCTACTTATGTAGAAAATTGGATGGGTGCAGCTAGAGGTCAACAAATATTAGGTAATAAATTGAAACCTATTGTTTTAGGTGCATATAATGCTTTACTAAAATCAAATGATCCTAGATCAGCTGATGGCTTATTCAGTGGTAAATTAAAATCTTACCAAATATCAATGTTTATAAAGGACAAACAACAAAAATACGGCTCTGAAGCACCTTCAATTCTATCTGAACCTTTAAGTAAAGAAGAAGCTTATGAAGCATTCACAGGGGATGCTAAATTCAGTAACAATGATGGCTCAGCTAATTACTTTTTTAAGGGTAAAAACCCAGAGAATATAGATGAATTTTTATCTAATTTAAAATCATTTAAAGGTAATATGGATGAATTAGCTGATTTATATGTTTCTTTAAGAGGAACAAATGAATCAGGTAAAGCTAGAAGTAGAGTATTTTATTGGGATGACAGAAAATGGGTTATAAACCCATTATGGGTCGATGCTGCTGGAATACAGAAATCGGAAGATAAAGATGGTAATATAAAGTATAGTTAATATTTATAACAAAATAAAATAATATGTGCGACTGCGGATGTAATACTTGCGATACTAAAACGTTTATGTTAAATGAAAATTTAGCTCCACGTGAGATATTGTCTGAGGGGTTAAAATACCATATGGACAACAATAAACCGCTTACTGAGCATGTTTACCGTGCTGGTTCAAACAACTATTTTAACTTATGGGCTGAAGCTCGTGCTTTATACTCTCGTGAAATTTTAGAAATCACTGATAAAGATGATTTAGAAATCCTTACTGAAACAGATTTAGGTCATTTTGGTATGTTTGAGGGTAAAAAAGTACCGTTAGATTTTCCTATTGAATTAACAGAAGGTGAAATCGATGAATTATACGAGGCAGCTAAAAAGAAAAAACCAAACAAACCAATAGGAAAACCAATGCGAGATACTTCAGGTGGTAAAGCATATAAAGTATACGTTAAGGATCCTAAAACAGGAAACATCAAAACAGTACGTTTTGGTTCAGGTGGTTTAAGAGCAAAAATTAACGATCCCAAAGCACGTCAAGCATTCGCTAAACGTCATAAATGTTCAACTAAAAAAGATAGAACTAAAGCTTCATATTGGAGCTGTAGATTACCCCGATATGCAAAATTACTTGGACTCAAATCTTCCTTTAGTGGATTCTGGTAATCGTCCTTATGTTGATCTAGAGATCACAGACGAATACATTATTCGAGAGTTTAATCAAAATATTGACCCAATCGAATTGATGTGGCATCGCGATGATGAGGAAAGATTAGTTGAAGTTTTAGAATGTGGGGATGGGTGGAAATTTCAACATGATGAAGATTTACCTCTTGATTTAAAACCAAAAGACCACATATTTATACCAAAACACCAATGGCATCGCCTATGGAAAGGAAAAGGAAAACTTCTTTTAAAAATTAATGTAGAGTAATTCTTTTAATATATTTATTAACGCAAAATAACTTTAAAACAAAACAACTTTAAAACAAAATAACAATATGCCATTAATGAGATCAAACACCGGCTATTACCTAAACCATATAGGTGCAGCTAATTCCTTTTTTACCGGAAACACTGTTGGAGAAATAGGAAATATTGCTAGTACAACCCAGTTTAGTAGTTTAAGAGATTTATACACTACCCCAACAGCATGGGTTGGTGCTGTAGACACCGGAAATATTCCTACATCAGGAACAAATGCTAGTGTTTATGTTGATGTTCAATCATTAACAAGTAGTCCAAATGTTGGAGCTTCATATGAATGCCGAAGAGCCGGAAGTTTAATTACTTCTTCTGGTAAAGCCCAATTAGCTATTTCAACCAATAATAACCAACCTATTAATCCACCAAATGATGCTAGATGGTGTATTTATTATCCTTCGGAAGATTTTAATATGGAAGTAATTTCTATTGAATATCAAACATCCGCAGGTAATGATGTTGAACTAGGTAATAATCAAGATAAATTATTAGAATTAACAGGTAGAATGAAACATTTTTCTAGCAATAATGGACCTAATTGTACTGGAATTGCAACCCCTGATTTATTTTCTATTACTAGTATTTTCTATTTAGGTTGTTTAGTAACTTGGGAAGCTCCTGTTACTGGTGGAAATGCTTTAGTAATAGTTACTACTCCTTAATTTTAGGTAATTTATAGACGGATTCATAGCCCGTCGATTTAATAATAATTTTCGAGAGCTGTGGCCTCCAATTAGGAGGTCACAGCTTTTTTTCGTATATTTAATAAGTTAATAATAAAAGTAAAAAATGGCAGAGAAACTAGTAATCGTAGGAGCAGGTGTAGCAGGTGTTAACGCTGCAACAAAACTTGTAGACAATGGTTATCCTGGAAAAAATATCACTATTATTGATATGGGAAAAGACCCATATAAAAGAAAGCCTGAAGAAGTAATGACAGGCTTCCTTGGTGCTGGTGGTTGGAGTGATGGTAAATTAACTTACCACACTGCTATTGGAGGTCATATGTCTAAATATTGTGGGGAAGATAAAGCAATGGAATTGTTTGATGAGGTAATTAACAACTTTAAACGTTTCCACCCTAAACCAGAGGAAGTACAATGCTCAGATCCTCAAGCAGAACCAGATTTTATCAAACCATATTTCGGTTTACGTTTGTTCCCTGTATGGCACGTTGGTACAGATTATCTACATGAGATTGGTAAAAATTGGTACGATTTCCTAGTGTCTAAAGGTGTTAAATTTGTTTGGGAGACTAAAGTAACTTCAATTGATTTTGATGCTCAAGAATTATATTGTGATTGGAATACTCCAAAAGAAACAATAAAATATGACCGCCTAATGTTTGCAGTTGGTAAATCAGGTATTGACTTTGGTAAACAATTAGCAGACGAATATACATTACCTACTGAACCAAAACCAGTACAAATTGGGGTGCGATTTGAGGCACCACAAAAACACTTCCAGAAACTAATTGATATTAGTTATGATTTTAAATTATATCGTAAATTCGAAGACGAAGGCGTATCATTACGTTCATTCTGTACAAACAACAACGCAGCTTATGTTGCCGTTGAACAAACGTATGGAGATGTTAGCTACAACGGACACGCTAAAAAAGGAGAAGAGCATAGAAACGATATGACCAATTTTGGTATCTTGATGGAAATTCAAGGTATTGAAGAGCCATTTAAATGGTCTAGAGATTTAGTTAAATCAGTAAATGAAACCTGGAAAGATTCATCTACAGGTATTGGAAGATTTGCTCGTAAAGTCCATTCAGGTCTATATTACTCTCCATCTCGTAAAGTAGGTACTACAAGTGAAGGTAATTTAATTGATGCAATGCCGATTGATTCACTTGATATTGTAAGAGATGCATTCCAAGGTTACTATTCATATATTGAAGATTTTATCGAGGATATGAAAAAAGTATTCCCAACATTAGGCGATGATTGGGGTGTTTATGTTCCTGAAGTTAAATATTTGTCACCTGAACCATTAGTAAACTATAGTGATTTATCATTAATTGATTATGATAATGTTCACTTTGTAGGTGATGCATTAAGTGCAAGAGGTATTACAGTTTCAGGTGCCCAAGGTATCTATGTTACTGAAACTATTCTTGGAGAATTAAAAAAAGAATTGTATCTTTATAATCAAGGTACAGGAGATATATTTTAAAATAAGTTGTATGGAAAAGTTATACGAATACAAAACAATTAAATCTAAAGGAGCTAAAATTTATTTAATACGAATGCAAGGCGATGAACATTGGAAAATGCATAGATGGGATGGCCCCGCAATCCAACCAATAAATAGAGATTCTGAATTTACTAAATCATACTATTTACATGGTATTCCTTATAGTGAAGAAAATTACAATGAATTGATGCAACAACGTGAAGGTTTACCTTGGTATAAAAACCCTTCAATGAAAAATTTATTAACTGATTATCGTAATTAATATGGAAAAACCAATCGTATTTAATGCTAAAGAATGTAAAGAATGTAATGTTCCTAAAGGTTGGGGGCATGAAATAATTTTTGAAAACAACGAACTTTATTGTGGTAAGTTGTTAGTGTTCAAAGAAGGTTGTAATTTTAGCATGCATTATCATCTTAAAAAAGATGAAACTTGGTTTGTTAATGAAGGAGAATTTTTGTATCGTTGGATCGATACTGAAAATGGTCAAGTACATGAAGTTGAACTTAAAGAAGGAGATAGTGTAAGACAATATCCTGGACAACCTCATCAAATCAAAGCACTAACTGATGGAGTTATATTTGAGGTAAGTACAGAACATTTTGATTCAGATAGTTATAGAGTTTATAGAGAATGGCAAAAATAGGTTTATGTGGAACGATGAGTGTAGGTAAAACTACACTTGTTAATGCTCTTCAAGAGTTAGATTATTTTAAAGGTTATAATTTTAGGACAGAACGTTCTAAAGAATTAATGGCAATGGGAATTCCATTGAATACTGATTCAACAGTTAAAGGTCAAGCAGTATTTTTAGCTGAACGTGCTAGCGAATTAATGCAAGAAAATATTATTACAGATCGTACTATTATTGATGTAATGGCATTTGCTAAACGTTCTAAATCAATGTATTATTTTGAAGCAGATGATTTTTGTCAATTTGCCTCTTATATGTTACAAGAATATGATTATATATTTTATGTATCTCCTGAAGGAGTAGAAATTGAAGATAATGGTGTTCGAGAAACTAATGCGGATTATAGAAAAGCAATTGATGAAGAAATTCAATTATTAATTCATAAATATAAACATAGAATTAAAAATTTAGTTGAGATTAAAGGTTCAACAGAAGAACGAATTACGGAAATTATAAATAGTATCGATCTTTGATATATTTATAACAAAAATATTTCAATGAAAAAATCTGACTTAAAAGAATTTATTCGAGAAGAAATTATAGAAATTCTATCTGAAGCTGATCAAGAAGAAAAAGCATCCCCTGAGGATGTAAAAACTCAACAAGATTTAAATGCTGAGTTAGAAAAAACAGCTGACCTAAAAAAACAAATTGATTCAATGAATGAAGGTGAAGATATGGGAGCTGCTGATGTTAATACAATCGCCGATGAACCTATCTCAGAAGAAGAAGAACCAACTGATGCTGATCTTAAAAAATCAGATTCAATAGCTAAAATTGCTTCTAAATTATCTCAAACAGCTAAAGAAATGAAATCTGTAGTTAACCAATATAAAAAAGCAGAAGGTGCTGAAAAAGAATCATTACTTAAACGCTTAAAAGAGTTAACTAAAATTAAAAAAGAACTTGAAGGATTACTTTAAAAATATCCAAACACTATTAATTGTAGTTTTAGTTGTGCTCCTCTTTTTACAGAGGAGCTGTTCTTCTACC